GGTGGAGGTGGGGTCGGGAGATTCACCAGCCGAATTGGCTGAACTCCGGGTCGGGGTCCATAAACCACGGTCGTCGCGGTGGCCCCTCCAGGGCTTCCCGCGGTGCGTACACCCACGACCCTCTCAACCGGGCAACCCGCCTTGGCAGACGGGGAACCCCGAAGGGGCAGCGGGCGAGTGGCAAGTTCTCGCCCTAATTTCACAGGTCGGACCTCCTCTCCTACAAAACATGCACAGCCATAGCCTGAACATATCGTACAGAGCTCCAGCGGCGGCGCAGAAGCGGATGAAGACGATGATCCGACTTTCTTACACCACACTTTTGGAACAGCGTGGTGACAGAACTTCTTACATTCTTTAGCCTGGCAGCGTATCTGCAAGAGTTGCTGTGTGAGTCCACTGGGTGGAGCATTCACCAGTGGAGTTGGTGGGGGTGGTGCCACGGGTACAGTAGGTGCCGAGGGGGTGGGCACTAAAGCCGCACGCGCTTGCTCATGAGCTATAGCCAAACGTTGATCCCGTTCGACATCATACTCAACATCCTCCCAGGCTTCGCCTTCCATATTCGCGTCACTGATTGCTTCCTGAACCTTGCGATCATAGTTGGCGCGCATGGGACGTGGCTGATATTCTTTCCGGGGGTTCTTACTTTTCTCCTTATTCTTCCCCCGGGATTTAGTTTCCTTCTTCCCCCCACCGGAAGAAGGTTTGTGTTGTGGCCCAGGCGTGCCACCTTTCTTTCCAGATGCACGTTTTTCTAAGCCCCGGCCCCAACCTGGGTTGGGTTCGATACCCTCCCGCGTTAAATCATCGGGGGGGGTAAACTGCGGTGGCGCCCAATAGGGCAATTTCCAACCTGGAAAGCTTGTCTCTCGTTTGAATTCTTCATCCAGGCGCCACCATTGTATCAGCTGATCGTGGGCATATGTCCACCAGTCACACAGACCCTCAATAGTCGTGGGCCTTCTTATGGACCCCTTCACAAAAGCGATCAGCGGTTCTCCTGGCCCCACTGAAGGGTGCACAAGGATGGGTCGCGGACAAAGGTTGATATGCTTCTCAACCAGTCGGTAAACCTGTTCGGGAACACCGAAGTAGTTCATGCCCGACCACGTAACATGACGACCATAATTTTTATAGACCCAGGTCTTGTCGTCAACACCATCAACCCAATGTGCCTGAACGGTCCAGCATCTCTTGCCAACACGTTTCAGCACGTCCCGATTTTCCATACAACGCTTCAAATCAGCAGCGCCAAGGCCCAGACGCTTACAATGGCCATAAGCCGCTTTCAGTTGAGCTTCACTCAACAAAACGGAATTTACTGTAGCCACATAAACCTGATTGCATATACGCATGACCAATCTAAAATTACTCTTTTCGTTCGTGAAATCAATGCGTAAGAAGCGATGGCGGTTAATCATCTTAGCACGACCGTCACACACTGGACAAGTGACGGTCAGCCTGGCCTCCTTATATCTATTCGGCTCTCTCGGCCCAGGATTCGGTTCCACACCCTCTTGGGTCAAATCACGATACCATCCCGCTTCATTCCTCACGAAGACGACACGATACGAACCTGGCCCTGAGGAAATGTAAATCACATCCCCCGGCTTATCGAGGGCACAGATAGAATAGATGGACCTCTCCCATCCATCAGAATCGCGAGAGAAAAACCTTATCGGGCCCCCAGTGGGCAAGTAACCCAACACAGCATTATCAGCCCAATCGTGAACCAGAAAATAGAACAATGGTTTCCCACTTTCAAGATCGGGTTCTGATTTGTATGGGGGCCGCGCGTCCGAAAAACCCAGTGTGACACGACACTCTGGGTGGGCCTCTTCCGGGCGACTTATCATCTCATCAACCCAACGCAGCAGCGCTGAGCATTCAGGTGTCCCTTCTACAGCCGGTCCCCGCTGACTAAAATCTGGCGGGATCGTAATCGGAAAACTATACTGCGGCTGTGTGGGCGCTGGAGTGAAAGCATAAAGGGCGCGTAACAGGTTGGATTTGAACCGAGCAAAGGTAGCAGCCGTCACAACACGTCTATCACCGGAATAAAACATGTAACCGATGAAACCGCAGATCTGACGAGTGCAAGCCAACGTAGCAGCTTCAATTGTCCTACCTATTCCCACACCCTGAGCAACCATCATTGTGTCCTCCCCCGTCATATTGGTTAAAGCACTCACTCGCAGGTGAAGCATCCAAATTTTACCCGACTGGAAGGTACCACAATCCGTCAATGTCTTTTCCAAACGCCAACCAGCGGAAGTGACAAGATTAGTCAATAAAACACGAGGATCCATTGGCTTAACTTATCATAACATTGACGTCCCGGGATTCTACGTACCCGGGCTCTCGGCTCCGACGCCAACTTGGATCTAGGCCCGTTGGCGGCCTCTGACACCCAATGGTTTAATCACGGTTCTGGCTAACGCCACCCGGCGAACTATACATCGGCCGGGGGTCACGTGCACATCACACGTCTGGCTGACCATTTATCGCGAGCCCATACATCGCAAGTCAACCGTACGGCGCGGACGTAGCCCGCTACCCCACCCGATTTCACATTAGATCGGGCGGCACCAGAACCACCACCTCCCCAGCGCAGAGCACTGGGGCTATAGCACGCGGGCACCTACCTCACCCGCCAACCTCCACATCAACGTCTCTTGGACCGCGCCCTGGCAATATCTCTCCCGTAGCAAAGGGAGTTCAATAGAGCCAAATTCA